GAAGTCTCCGATATAGCCGCCGCGTCCTCTGCGGACGGAGACGGTCAGGAGAACCGCAAACAGCGCAAGGATAATCAGGAATTTAATCATTGTTTTTCTCCTCTCATAATGATGATGTGGCCGAGAGGAGTACCGGAATCAGAGTACGATTCGCTCTCCTCTCGCTACCCGGCGGGCAATTTCGTCCATGTCCGCCTTGGTAAACTTACTCGGATCGCTCTTCACCTGAACCGCGCTGCGCCCGCCGGCCGCGCCCTCTGCGGGGCGTTTCTGTCCGGCTCTGACATTGTTGGCAACCTTGGCCTCCACCTGCTTTGCCGTGAACTGCATGGCTGCGGGGATGATCTCATCCTTGTGAATGACTTCAAACGCGGTCTGAAGCGGGATATTCGCTTGCAGGAGACGCCGGAACTGCTCGTTCTGCAACTCTGCGTTCAGATCGAAGCTGGGGTAAATCTGCTTCAGGCTTTCGGCTGACTGCATCCAGGCGGCAACTGTCTGGTCGGCCTGCTGCCTGTTTCTGCTTTCCTCCATCTGCTTCTTGAGCGCTTCGTTCTCACGCTGCATCTTCCGCATCTCTTTGACCTGCTGTACAGTCAGGCCCTTTTCGAGCGCTTCATCCTCATAGAAGGTCTCGTCCTCTTCAATCGCTTTGGAAAGCCCTTCGATATCATCGGCCTGCACGCCGTACTTCCCGGCGAGAAGGTCGAGCACGGGGGCAAGGGCGTTGTACTTCTGCACGGTCGCCTCGTTGCCCTTCAGGCGCTTCTGGATCGTGTCCTGAACACGCGCGTCGTAGAGGTCCTTGTACTCTCCCTTGATGAGCTCCTCGAAACGTGAATTGCGTTCCTCTGCGCTGGTTTTCTCCCCGGCGGCGGGAGCGCTCTCCTGCTTCCCGTACTGTACATCGGCAAGCGGATTGCCTTTTACGCCCTGCTGCGGCCCTGCTGCTGCCGGTGCCGCTGCCCCCTCTCCACCTGCCGGAGCCCCGCCGCCTTCGGCGAAGAGCTGGATGAAGTTGAAGATCGGAGCGAGTGTTGCTTTACGCATGGGTACCTCCTGCCCGTCGGAGTGGGCGAATCTCGTAACCTGTCCGTAAGGTGGACGACGCCTTTGCTATATCAGCCCTGTTCGGGCATTGCAAACGGTGTGAGGGTGACGTTATCGGGGTAGCTCACGGAAAGCAGGTGCATTCCGGTTTCCCCGATATAGAACAGGTGCAGCGCCTCGTGGTAGTGCTCGCGTTTCGGTTTGCATACCACCAGCACGCGCCCGTTCTGAATGCGGATCGTGGGCCGCTTCTGGAGCTTCTTCTCTTCGCTCATGTTCCGCACGCACTGTGCCACGGTCATGGCGAGGATGGAAGCGCCCGCGCAAACGGGGTCTTTCCCCATCTCGGCGAAGGAGGCGTGCCCCTTCATGTCAAGTATCAGGGCGTCCCCTGACTGTTCAAACTTTGTCTCAATCATGGTTTACCTCGGAGCGCTGGCCTGCGCTGCCTGCGTTCTGGCCTTCCGGGTGACGCCGCTCTCCTTGGCCGCGTTGCCGCCGAGCGCGTTCATGCCCTGCGCTGCCGCCTTTCCGGGCAGCGGGTTTCCGGGCATGGTCTCTCCAACTCCCAGCTGGGCCGCTATCGCCTGTGAAAACTGCGTGCCCTGCGTCTGATCGACGTAGGCCGCCAGCTGCAAGGCCATCTGCTGGGCCTGCATCAGCTTCTGGAACAGCGTTCCGTTCAACTGGACCTTCTGCATGACGAAATCCTTGCGGTCAAAGTCCATCATGTCGAGGCAGGCCATAGCCGCGTCCGCGTTTTCCGGCGCGAAGAATCCGGCAGAGTAGAATTGAAGCGCAAGCTCGTTCTGTGCCATCTTGGTATAGGGGCTCTGCTTCTCCGCTGTCACTTCGATATCGAACAGCGGCAGCCGGTAGCCCACGTCCACGCCCATTTCCATGGGATAGCCGTTGACCATCTGGCCCTGCGGCTGCGGGAGGATGCCCGCGTTGGAATACTGGACAAACTGTTCGGTTCCGTTCTGGCCGAGGATGCGGAAGTATCGCGGCACGTCGTAGAACTGACGGATCAGCTCGATACACAACAGGACCACCTTGCGGAAGGCGCGGTAGCTGCCCTTGTTGTTGTCCCGGCTCAGTTTGCTTCCGGCCTCCTGCATGGCTGCGATTGCCGAGGCTGCCGTCACGCCGCCGGTGGTGCCGCCGGTGGAAACGTCCCGGTTTCCGGTTGTCTCCTTCAGCTCTGCCACTTTGTTGGCGAGGATCTGCACAAAGAGCTGGTTCAGCGGGTTCGGCTGCACGGGCATGATGCTGTCCGTTCCCATGCTGCCGTCCACATGGATGAAGTCCTTCGTCACGTCGGCGAACTCCTGCTCGTTCACGCCGCCGTCCGCGCGGATGAAGTGCCGGGGTCTGGCGTTGAACAGCATGTTCTGAAGGATTGCCTGATCTCCCCGGTCGATGTACTCCTGTGCGCTCTTGCCGATGTCGATAAAGCCGAAGCCGGTGGGCGTGCCCTTGCAGCGCATGAGCCGGTCGAACACAAAGGGGTAAAGCCCGTGATCGTACCAGCCTCTTTCCATGTAATCCGGGTCGTTCTCGGTGGCGAAGAGCGGCTCGTCCTGTCCTGCGACGAATTTGCAGTAGTGCAGGATCGTTTTTCCGTCCGGCCCGCGTTTCTTATAGTACCAGTCAACCACGGCGCTTTTGCCGTTGTTGTCGATGGTGTCGTCGTAGATGTAGCGGGACACGTCCACAACCGGGTTCGACAGCTTATCCTTCAGCTGCGGATAGTCGTCTTCAAGGATATCGTTGTCCTGAAGCGTGACGTAGAACACGTTCCGGCTCTGCTGAATATCCGTGATCCCGCTCTCCCAAAAGAGGTTAATCAGATCGACGCAGGTGATATCAATGTCGCCGAGGCCGTTATTCTTGCTCGCGTCCCAAAAGACGCCGTACACGCCGGTGCCGCTCTCAATCTTGTCGTCCAGCACCTGCGAATAGGTGTCCTCGAACTCGCACTGATCCAGCACCACGGGCAGGATGGAAGAAAGCATCTTCGCTTCCTGCTTGTCTCCTTCCTCGCGCGGCAGGATATTCGCTGCCGGGAAGTTGTCCATGGCGTCGGCGTGCTTGTTCGCAATACTGTTGAGAAGCCACGCGCTCACAGGTTCCACCTGTTCGACCTGCTTGCGGTCCTTGCGCGTCGTCCTCATGCACTCCCACTGACGGAGCTTGTACCATTGCTGGTTGTCAATGATCCTCCGTTCAAGGTTGGCTTTGGTCATTTTGTAGTTCAACAGGATTTGATAGGCTTCCGCTATCTCCGGCCTGCTGATCGGCTGTCGCTGAAACGGCTCGATGTTTCCGGGAGCTTCTCTGTCGTATGGTACGGAGCTCATATCAAGGCTCTGAGCTACGGCCATATTCCCGGCGTTGAAGCTGTCGAAGCTGTCCCCCGCGAGGGCTGCGCCGTCACGCGCTATCTTTCTTTTGCTGTCATTCAGTGCCATTGATTATCTCCATTCTGTGTACTGCCGGAGCGGGCATAACGTCCTCCTCCGGGATATCGAGGAACAGATACAGCGGGCTCTTCTTGTATGCGCTCGGTATCGGTGCCTGTCTCGGTTTGATCGGCCTGCTCATCAGGAAGTATCGCACTTCGTCGGCTACATGGTCTTCTCCGGTGGTGTCAAGGTCCTCCGGTTTGTGCTCGTCGTACTGAAGGATCGGCATGGTGCGGATGAAAGCCTTGCAGTTGTTGAAAACGTACATCATCGGGAAGCCGTTCTCGTCGAAGGCCAGCCGGTAATGTACCTGCATCCAGCCGGGAAGCCGCTCATGGTCTCCCTTCTGGAAGTACACGCCGTACTTGGTGGCGGTCTCCGCAATGCTGACGCCGGTCTCTGCGTTCCAGATAGCCGGGTCCGCTATCCCGTTGATCTGCTTTCCCTTCAGCCAGCGGTGTTCACGCTCGATGCGGGCAATCTCTTCAAACAGGTGCGGAGGAATCCACTTGATCCCTTCGTTCGGCGTATCGGTGCAGCCGTACAGCTCCAATATCCGATAAACCACGCCGTCGAAGTCCACAGCCCACCAGCCGACGGAGAAGGGCTTGTTGTAGCCCCAGTCGAAAGAGCGGTAAATCTTCCACGTCTTCGGAATCTCAAAGGGGTCTATCACATGCACCCAGCGCCGTTGACGCTTCAGCTCCTCGCGGCTGCTGTTGTCGCCGGCAGCGTTCGCCGCTCTCATGTCCGGCTCGATGCGGAAGTCCTCAAAGAACTGCCCTTCGTAGGTGTCCCAATCGCCGTACAGGAGCGCGTTCTTCTCCTTCTCCGGCAGGGAAGCGAGGCGGGCGAGATACTGCGGGTCGTTCTGAAGCAGAATCTTGTTGTCGAATACCGTGCTCGGCACAAAGGTCCTGCTCAGCCATTGCTTTTCCTGATGCCCGTCCGGGTGCACTACCACAGCCTTTTCCCATATCGTTTGCAGCGGTTCGCCTGCGGTGATGAATCTCTCCTTCACCCAGCCGTGGCCGACGCCGCCGGGGTTGGCTGTGTTCCGCATGTAGACGCGGGTGCCGGGGCCGTTCGGCCTGTTCCGGCTCTTCAGGTAGATGTATTCCTCGAAGGTGAAGTGCGTCAGCTCGTCGAAAGCAATGAAGTCATAGGCTTTGCCCTGATAGTTGAATCTGTCCTTCTCGTGCTGAAGGCTGCCGAAGATGATCTTCGCGCCGCTTGGAAAAGTCCAGGTATGCTTCTGCTCGTTGTACCGCGCCTTCGGGAATGCCTGCGGATAGTACCGCTGGCTCTTTTCCACCAGTTCGCTCAGCTGCGGATAGGTCTTTCGGAGGATCAGCCCTTTGTAGTGCGGTATTCCCACCTGTCGTAGCGCCTCGATCACGAGTGCATCTGACTTCCCGCCCCCGGCAGCGCCGCCGTACAGGACTTCATCTTCTCCGCGCTGCATGAAGGCGAATTGCCGCTGCTGCGCTTCCCATACCGTCCTGTTCAATCGTCGTCCTCCGGCGGTGTAGGCCGGTCGTCCATCGTAGGCATGAAGATGATGCCGCCCTCACCGTCCGTCTCCACAATGCGAGTGTCGCTGCGGAGCTTGGCAATCCGGGCTTTCTGCTCTTCAATGTCAAGCTCGGTCTTGTTCAGGTGCTTCAGGTCCCGCAGGTCCTTCAGGGCCGCCGTCAGGAGCTTGATGCTCGCTGCGTCCGACGGATTGACTATGCAGATGGCGTCCTGCACCCGGTCAAGCATCCCGTCCACAAGGCGGTTGAAGCGCTGCGCGTCCGTTTCCCGGTCGATCACCCGTATGTCCCCCGTGGTGACATTCCCCGGTGACATATCCGGCGGTGACAGTTGAGCGAGCGCCGTCTCGATCTGAGCGGCTTTCTGCTCGCTGCCGGACCGCTTTTTCGCCCATCCCTTCCGGGACGCCTGCTTCTTCATGGCTGCGAGGGAGACACCGTACTTCTCCGCGAGCTGCTTCAGGCTCAATCCGCTTTCGAGATATTCTTTCTCTATCTCCGTCCAGTCTGCTTTACTCGCGGCCACATAATCACTCCTCGCTCGGAACGATTACCTTGTGCCCCTCCACATAGATCGCGCCAACAGAGGCGGTAGGATCGCCGTACAGGTTTCCGAATTCATCGGTGCCAATCGGTACGCCGGTCTTGCCGTCGGTGTAGATAGGCGGGTTCAGTTCTGCCACGCCGCGCCTCTTCGGCAGGTTCTGATAGGTGTTGTCTTCAAACAGAGCGGCCACTTCGTCCGGCACCGTAACGGTATCTCCGGCCTTATAGACGTAGTTCACATTGTTGATCGTGACATACACCCGGCTGCCCTTGTCGTTCGGAATGGTGATCTGTTTGCTCATGTTCAGCCCTCCGTGTCTTAGATTCTAAGAGTAATTATATTACAAAGTCTTATTTTCTGTCAATAAAAGAATCAGAACACGCCCGAAGGCGTGTCCTGAGATTCTATTTCTTTCTGAATTCCTCTGCGAACGG